GCGCAAGTCCAAGAAACGTTCAACTAAGCGCAAGTCCAAGAAACGTTCAACTAAGCGCAAGTCCAAGAAACGTTCAACTAAGCGCAAGTCCAAGAAACGTTCAACTAAACGTAAGTCAACTAAACGTAAGTCCAAGAAACGTTCAACCAAGCGCAAGTCCAAGAAACGTTCAACTAAACGCAAGTCCAAGAAACGTTCAACCAAGCGCAAGTCCAAGAAACGTTCAACTAAACGCAAGTAAGTTTTTAATTAACTAAAATTTTTATATTTAAAATTAAAAATTTTACAATTACAATAATGCATCATACTGCTGCAATATCAGGTTTAGCATTTGCTGAAAAATATGGTGGTGAGGGGAAGATTGTTGTAGATATAGGTGGTCAAAATGTAAATGGATCTTTGAGAAATTATTTTACAGAAAGAAATATGAAATATATTTGCGTAGACATTGAAGAACATCCGTCTGTTGATATAGTCGTTAAACCAGGTGATAAGTTACCATTTTCGGATGGTGAAATTGATTTAATTGTATCAGTTTCGTGTTTTGAACACGATCCACTTTTTTGGATGACGTTTAAAGAAATGTGTAGAATAACAAAATTAGGTGGTTATATTTTTGTTAATGCACCTTCTAATGGTGCTTATCATTGTTATCCTGGTGATAATTGGAGATTTTATTCAGACGCTGGACAAGCTCTTGCATATTGGTCGGGTAAAAGAATAAGTGAAGAAGAGATATTTCCAAGTGAAGTAATTGAGACATTTCATATTTTGCCAAGTGGAGATCAATGGTTAGATTTTATATGTATATGGAAACGAGTTGATTATATACAAACTAGCATTTTAGTATCAACTGAAGTTTCAAATACACTGGGTATTTTAGAAACATATGTTAATGAACGTGGGCTAAAAACAATTAAAAAATTACCACGATAACTAAACTTTATTTAAAATTTATAATTTATAATAAATAATATACAAATGGGAATAACTTATTATTTATTTTTGGATAAAGAATTTTGTATACAAAATGTTTTTGAGAATTTGCAAATAAATATATTAGAACCAGGTATTAAATATAAGGAAATTAAGGAACACCCTATTTTACCTCCGTATATAGTAATAGTATCAATATACAAGGATCAATATCTGTTAGAAAAAGTTAAGGAAGAGTTACAAGACATGGGGTATGATAAAAGTTTTGAAATTGTTAAACCACTTGCAAATACTATATGATAAAAAATTGATTTTTTTTTTTATAAAACATAAATACTACTATGAGTACTTCAAATAATCAAAATCGCAATTTTCCAAAACTTTTTGGCAGCGATGTCAAAGGGAAAACCAAAGAATGGAATGTATTAGTAGTAAATAATGGTGATCATTCTGTTGTTGAAATCGAATATGGATATGTGTCCGGAAAAATGACAACGAGTACAAAAAAAATTACTTGTGGAAAAAACATTGGAAAACGTAATGAGACAACTCATTTTGAACAAGCTGTTCTTGAAGCTCAGTCTAAATGGAAGAAGAAGACTGAACAAGGATTTTCAACTGATCAAAATGATAATCAAAATGATAATCAAAATGATAATCAAAATTCTGGTAGCGAATCTGATAAAGCTAATGTTACAGTAATTTTTCCTATGTTAGCGTCTGATTTCCAAAAATTCAAAAACAAAATAGATTATCCTGCTTATATTCAACCAAAGCTTGATGGATACAGAATGATCTATAATAACAGTGCAAAAACTTGTAATTCAAGACAAGGCAAAGCATTTGATGCAGTTAAAAGAACTAGCTTATATAAGGAATTATGTTGTATTTCAGAAAATATTGTTCTTGATGGAGAACTATATCAACACGGAGGTATATTTGAACATTTAGGTCTTCTTCGTAAGAAAAAACTTGGCGAATCTGATTATCAAAAATTGGAACAAATTGAATATCACGTTTACGATTACGTTGATGAAACTAAAACTTACAAAGAACGTTTGGAGTTTTTAAAGGATTTTTTTGATGAAAACTGTTTCAAGCATATTCGTCTTGTAGAAACATATATAGTCTCATCAGAAGATGACATCAGAACTCGTCATTTAGCTTTTGTAAAGGATAATTATGAAGGAAGTATTGTAAGAACAACGTCTGGTAAATATCGTTGTAAGGCAAGATCTCAAGACCTTTTGAAATTCAAAGACTTTATGGATTCCGAATACAAAATAGTTGACTTTACAGCTGAACAAGATACTTCTACTACTAAGAACTTGGTTGTATGGATTTGTGTAAATCAAAATGGTGATAAATTCAATGTTAGACCAAAGGGTACAAGGGAGGAACGTCACGAACTTTATAATCGTGGATCAGAATTTATTGGACAACAAATTCAAGTTAAATATTTTGAACTCACGGATTCAGGAATTCCTAGATTTCCTACTACTAAATCAGAGTCTTACACAACGTATATCAGAAATATTATTGAATAAATGATTTTTTAAAAATTGAATAAAAAAATGTAAAATGATGTGTTAATGATGAGTTGTATTAATACAACTGAATTTTGGCCTATATGGATTGCGTTATTATGGTTTATATTGGTAATTATACTTAGGGTAATTTTTAATATAGGTCCGACTGATTTTATAACATGGTCTTATAATTATGAGTTTGCTGATCAAATAACAAGTGCTAATTTTTTACTTAGTACAGGGATAATAATTATATTAACATATATTTCATTAATAGTTTGTCACAAGTGTTTAAGAGTAAAAATATACTATACGGAGTATTATTTTGTAATGTCTATTGTTTTAATATCAAAATTTGTAGGAACATCAATGTTATTAAAATCATATGGTTTAGGTACTGCTTTTTGGTGTATTTGTTTAGGATGTTGTTTTAGAACAGTTTTTAAAATTAATTTAGATTTGATGATGTCTATGGAATTTTTTATTAAGACAAGTATTGTTTTATTTGCTATAGAGTTGGATAAAATAATAAACTTGGGGGCAAAATCTTTGGTTGTAGCGTGGGTAGAAACATGTTTATTATTATTTACTGTTTATTGTATTGGAAGGTATATATTAAATCTTGATATAACAAAAACTTTACTATTGTCGAGTGGTCTTAGTATTTGCGGTAGTTCAGCGGTAATGTCTGTGTCTGACATTATGGATAGAAACACACCTAGATTAAATTACGATACATCAGTTACTATTACAATTTTGTCAATTTTATCAATTCCATATATTATTGTTGTTCCGTATTTGTGTAAAAAGTTTGGGTTTTCAGATATTATTTCTGGTACGTGGATTGGTGGAAGTATTGATTCAACAGGTGCAGTTATAGCTTCTGCAAGTTTAGTAAACAAAACTACTACGGACAATGCAATATTATTAAAAATGTTACAAAACTTGTTGATAGGTCCAATTGTATTAGGTTTTACTGGTATTTTATATAGATCAGTTAATCCTAAAATTTTAATCCAGAAATTTCCTAAATTTATAGTTGCATTTTTAATAGTGTCGATTATAGTTACAACACTTCCAAATGGTCTTGGTAAATCTATTACACAAGATTGTATAGTTTTATCAGAATGGTTTTCACAAATTTCATTTGTACTTATAGGAATGGGTATAAACTTGTTAGAAATACCAGGTATTATAAAGAATGAATGGAGGATGTTGGTACTATATATAATTGGTCAAACAATAGATACTTTAACAACATTAGGATTTTCTATTTGGATGTTTTCCAACTAAACAAGTTACAGTTAAAATGTAATTTATTTTTATTTACTGATAATAGAGTAAATAAAATGAGTAATCAATTTTCGATGAAAGGATCAACAAAACCATTAAAGGGTATGACAGTATCCTCTAATTTTGGTTCATTTGAAACCTTGACAGCTACAAATTTACAATTGGAATCTATTAATATTGCTGGTCTTTTTGAAGATGGTGTGTTTCAAAATGTTGTTATTAAAGATTCTCAGATTTTTAATACTGTTATTGGTGCAGAAGGTCCGAATGTGGGTTATTTTAGTGATCTTAGAACGAATCAAGATGTAAAATTTATTAGTAATGTATTTGGTTCATATGTTCAATGGGATCCAACAACATCAGTATTTAATATAAATGATTCTACGTTACGAGTAAATAAATGTTCATATTTAGGAAATTTAGAAATATGTGAAAATTATATAAAGGCTACAAATTTAGATGGTAGTATTAATTTATTTCCAGATGGGAATGGTACAGTTTACATTTGGGGTCCAACTTATATAAGTACATCAACTGGTAGTTTTTATGCTGAGTTTGTGAGTGGTGGGTCTTCTTTATTAACAAAAGACAGTATAAGTTTTTATTCAAGTGAGGGTTCTAGTAGTTTAAGTACATATGATAAACAAACGTTTACAACAACAAATGGTGATATAGAATTTGTTACAAATACGACTAAAAATATAAATGTATCTAATATTTTTACAACGTCTGGTAATACGATTGTATCAACATATAATTATCATAATGTTAAACCAGGAGATGTTATTACATTATCTAGTGCAGGTGGTTTAAGTGGTATGTATACAGTTGGTACATTATATACAAATCAAAAATTTGGATTGGTACCAAATACGACAACTGCAAGTGCAATTACCACAGGTACATATTCTAAAATACCGAATAATAATATTATCTTGAACACAGAGTCCTTTGTAAAAATTCCAACAGATACAGAATTAGTGTTTGGAACAACAACAAATGCAATATCTGGAAATACTGGTAGTTTATTAATTTCAAGTAATGGTGACACTGTGTTTTCAGTTCCAACATCCAAGTCTATTCTTATACCTCAAACAACACGTATTCAGTTTTCAGGAACATATAATACAAATGGGAGTTATACGTCAAATGGTAATTATATAAACTATGATTCTTCCTCAATGAATATAGTTACAACAAATCGTTTAACTGCAACTGGTCCACTTACTCAAATTGATTCTACAAATACACGTTTATATGATCCTATATTAACAATAGCAGATTATTCTTTGACAACATCTGATGGTAAAGATAGAGGTGTAGAATTTCGTTATTATGATACATCAAGTGGTTCAATGAAATTGGGTTGGTTTGGTTACAAGGTAGATAGTAGACGCTTTACGCTTATACCAGATGCAACTAATATCAATGAAACTATTTACGGTGATGCTGGTACTTTAGATGTGGGGGATATATCGACAAAAAATTTAAGTATTAATTCTGGTGGTACATTAAATACAAATTGTGGGAGTATTATTAATTTAAGAAACATTACTGGATGTTCAGGTATTATAAATGTAAATGCTAGTAATTTTTTGAACATAACAGGTGGGTCAAGAATTTCACTTGTATCTGATGGTGATATTTATATACCAAATAATATACCAATAACATTAGGAACATCTGGAACTTCTGTGGTAGAAGAAACATCTGGTAACGTACGGGTTACAGGATCTAAAAATATTAGATTTTTAACACAATCTAATGGGTCTATTAGTGTACCTGTGGGTACTTACATGTCATTTGATGGTACATCAGTTGGTTCACAAAAAATAGTATCAAATACATCAGGGGATTTAACAATAACTGGTAATAGAAATGTTTATTTAACAGTAACAAGTGGTAATTTCATTTTATTTCCAAAAAATAATATTAGTGCGACTTCAAGTAACATTCAATTTGGTAATTCAAGTGAATTATTATGGGGTAGTACTGCTGGTATAAATATATTAACTAATAGTTCAAGTGGAAGTTTTAATCAAATTGCTTCAAGTAATGTAAATGTTTCAAGTTCTATAGGTAATATTGTTTTAAGAACTTATACAGGTGATATTGGATTATTTTCAACAAGTGGTAATGTAAGGGTCCTTCCAACTACTAGGTTGGTATTTGATATATCAGGTACGTCAAATAGTATAAGATATGATAGTTCTAATTTAGTTATTAATGGTGGTATTACAAATTCAGTTGATATAAAAAATGCAAGTACTATAAATTTAGGGGCAAGTGGTAATGTAAATGTAACAACTGGTACTCCTGTTAATTTTTCAGGGGATCTTAAACGATTTATTGTAACAGATTCGACGTCTAATTTTTATATATCAAATACAATAACATCTGGATCAATTACTTTTAGTTCTGCAAATACAGTTATTAATAATGGTACTTCTGGTATATTAAACCTTATAAATAATGTAGCAAACATTTCTACTTCTACAATAACGATAACAGGTACATCAGGTAGTATTTTCAATGTTAATACTGAAAACGTTCGTATACAAGATCCAATCGTTTCACTAGCAAACTATAATCTTTCACAAAATGATAATAAAGACAGAGGTTTGGAATATAATTATCGTTTGGTGACAACTGGAACATTAAAATCTGGGTGGTTTGGGTGGAAAAATACAACATCGCGTTTTACATATTATTCAGATATGGTGAACACGGGTGAGATTATTACGGGGACTATTGGAAGTGCTGAATTTGACAGTATTTATCTAAAAAATACAATAGCTTTTTCAAACACTGGAACATTAGATATGAGTTGTGGTACTATAGCTAATCTTAGAACAATTATAGGATGTTCTGGTGTTTTGAATGTTATAGGTACAAATAGTGTGAATATAACAAGTAGTAATATAATGTTAGAAAGTAGTGGTAAGGTTCAAATACCATATAATATACCTTTATCATTTGGTTCTACATCAAACTCGATTTCCTCTGATTCTAATGGAACAATGACTATTACTTCACTTAATGGAAATGGTACGATAGTATTTAATTCAAATGTGCAAATTAATGGTAGTACGAGTACAGTTTACAGTACAGTGACAAACCTACAAGACCCTATATTTTCTCTTGGTGGTGTAACTGGTCCTATAATAAATGATTTTAAAGATAGAGGTATAGAATTTAAATGGAATGCTACTGCAGGAGCAAGTGGTAGTAGAACTGGTTTTTTTGGTTATAAAAATAATCTAGGTCGTTTTGTTTTTATTCAAAGTGGTATAAATATAGATGAAGTGTATACTGGATCTTATGGAGATGTCCAATTTGGTAATGGGTATTTTACAAATTTAGATTTGGCAAATGGAACTATATCAAATGTGAATACAGTTTCTGGTGGTAGAATAAGTATAGTTTCAACTGGTGGAACTTTAAATTTAAGTAGTGGTAATATATTGGTTCCATATGATAGTCGTGTTGCATTTGGTGGAACAACTAATTCTATTAGCGCAAATACAAATGGTAATTTGACAGTGACTTCAACTAAAGATATATCATTAGTTACACCTACATCTGGAAATGGATCTGTAAGAATTTTACAAAACACTCCATTATTTTTTGGTTCTGATAATTCTGATTATATTATACGTAATACGAGTAATAATTTACAAATTGTAAATACTGTTGGTAATATAGAAATGTATCCTAAGACATCATCTGGTAATGTGCTGATGCCTACATATACTTACTTGGCATTTGGATCTACTGAAAATAGTATAGTAAGTAATGGTCAAGAGTTGTTATTAAATGGATATAATGGTATTAGTATTAATACTACAAACTTTACAATTTCGGGTAATGTAAATATTATAGGTACAATTAGTGCTGCAGTAGATAAGGATTTTGATATCAATACATATATTTTACCTCTTGGAACATCACAAGTTTTAAATATTTCAAGAATTGATAATTACAGTACAATAGGAAATGTTAAAATAACAACGACAGCTCCTCATTATTTAGTTGTGGGTGATGATGTAACGGTAAAAAATACAAATAGTAAACCATCAATAGATGGAAGTTACACGATTACGCAGGTTATTGATTCTACTTCATTTGTGGTAGTTTATTCTGGTGGTATAACTTCGAGTGGATTAGATAATGGAACTGTTAAAAGTAATTTGACTACGTATCAAGGTAAAGATGTTGGTATTCAAGTTAATTATTGGACAACATCAGGAAATGTTAATTTGACATCTGGTACATTAGGGTATAAAACAGGATTTTTTGGTTTTAAAAATAGTACAGAAAGGTGGACTTATTATAAAAATGCTACTATAAGTAATAATATTGTAACGGGTGACTTTAGTGATATAGAAGTAAATAAGGTGTTTGCAAGTAGAATATCTGGATTTATATTGGATGGTAATATAACAGCTGGATCAAATGCGATTGTTGGTAGTAATTTTCAAATATCTGGTGGTGGGATAAATGGTACTCCTATTGGTGTAAATACGGCACAAACAGGTAGATTTACAAATTTGAGTAATACAGTTTCTGCAAACTTTTCAAATGTTACTTTATCATCTTCTTTAGCTTATACGTTTGAAAGATATACACTTTCATCTGGTGTTTTACCAACAAGAAATCCAAGTACATCATTTGTTGTATCGTTGTTTTCAGTATCTGGTGTAAATTATACTAGTTCATCTGGTACTATGCCATCAAATAGTGCTAATATAGCAGATGGTACATTTAAAATTTTAGTTTGTAGTTCTATGGGTATAGGGTGTTCTCATACTATTTTCTTTGGAGCTAATAAATTAATCACACCAAATCCATTAAATTCTTCAGCTCAAGCTACAAGAATTACATTTAAACGTCAAGGTCAAAGTGCACAATTAGTATTTGATGCGCAAAGTAATAATAGTCAAGGATCTTGGATACTTTTATCAAATGGAGTTTATGTTAGTTGATTTAAAGATCAAGTTTACAAATTATTATTCATAAAAAAATGAATAATAATTGAGTTAGTGTGTAATTGTAACGATGTCATTATATAACAAGACAAACGAAGAAAGCGATGCTAATTTTGCTGACAATATGTTGGATAAAATACGTGATTTATTAGTTGATCACAACCGTGAAACAGGAATGAATATTCCTACAGAATATGATTTGGATTTATCTGATAGTCAAAGACTTGCATTTTCAAAATTTAGATCGGGTGAATCTTTATTAATTTTGGGTAGTGCAGGTACTGGCAAATCAAGATTGATTAAAGAATTCCAAAAATACATTAAAAGAAATGAACCTACAAAAACTATGTATGTTACATCTACAACAGGTATCTCAGCTTATAATATTGGTGGAATTACTATAAACAGTTTTATGGGTATAGGTACAGGAGATGCTTCTATTGAAGTGTTATTAAAACGTCTTCGATATAAAATTGGAATTAAAGATCGTATTAGACGTACTGATATACTTGTAATTGATGAAATTAGTATGATGTCATCTGATTTATTTGAAAAAATTGATATAGTATTTCAAACACTTTGTAAATCGCGACGTCCATTTGGAGGTGTACAATTGGTTTTAACAGGTGATTTTCTACAATTAGAAACAGTTTTTTCTAATCCTGAAGCTGACAATAAGTTTATTATAGAAAGTAAACTTTTCAATCGAATTTTTTCTAAATCAACTGTTGTTTTAAAGGAAAATTTTCGTCAACGTTCAGATAATAATTATATTGGTATTTTAATGAGAATTAGACGTTCTGAACATACACAAGATGATATCTCACAATTAAAAAACCGTTTACTTAAACGAAATGAGCAAAAGGGTGACATTGTTCATTTGGTAAGTAGTAATTGGAAAGCGCAGCAAATCAATAATAGTAAATTGGGATCTATAAATTCTCAAGAATCGTATTATGAGACGGTTTATGTAAAAACAGGTGATCAGGAAACTTGTGAATTATTACAAAAAGAATTACAAAATCAGTTTTCACAAAGAGGAATTGAAACAGTAACCTTGAAAAAGGGTTGTCGTGTTTTATTAATTAAAAATTTAGATGTAGCAAATGGGTTAGTAAATGGTTCTATTGGAACAGTTGAAGATTTGTTTACAGAAGGTGTTCGTGTAAAATTTGATAATGGTTTTACACAAATGATAAATAGAGTAGAATGGGAAATAGAACTTGATGGTTCAAAAGTTGTCGTTCAACAAATTCCATTAATGTTGTCTTACAGTATAACAATTCATAAATCTCAAAGTTTGTCATTAGATAATGCTGTTTTAGATTTAGCTGATTGTTTTTGTAATCATATGGTATATGTTGCATTAAGCCGAGTCAGATCATTATCTGGATTGTATCTTAGGACATTTGATCCAAAAAAAATAACTGTAAATTCAAAATTACTTGAATTTATTGATAAAGTTGAAGGTCATGAAAAACATTGAGTAACTAAATTTAATAAAGATATGTTAACTAAATATATTTACAAGTTTTTTTCTATATTTGCATAAAATTCGTCAAATATTTCGCTAATTAGTTTATAACTATCATTGACTATATTTATAAAGTTATTTTGGTCCTTAACATTATTATCTAAATAATCCTTGAATTCATCTATCAATTCGTTTTGATTATTATATGTTAAGAATTCTAGATGATTTGGTAAATATTTAGATAATATTTTTCCACCAAATAATAATCCTAAAATAAACATATATCCATGTTCTAATGGATGTTCCTTACAACGATTTAATAATTTATTCATATTTGATGATACTTCACAATCAACTTTTATATCTTTATATAATTTGTCGAATAATGATCTAAAAGATTGAAAATCTGATTCTGTGTTTTCTAAACGTTGTTGTATTTCATTTTGAATATGTTTTATACATATTTTATTCATATTTATATACATTTCACCAGCGTCCTTGTTGTTTCTAATCAAATTTACAAATTTATGTCTATCTACCTCTTTGTGACTTCTTTTTGTATTATTGTATAATTTTTGTCGAAACATACTACTTTTAAAAATGATTTTTTACTCCTCTTTTTAACGTATAAGTAAATAAATTTTAAAAATTTTAATTCATAATATCTACTTGTTCATTTTCTTTAAGTTTAGTGGCTCCAGTGTAAACATAAGCTAAATGTTTATCGAGTAAATAATTTGATAGACATATTGATTTTTTATGATCAGTATATACATCGGCGAGTAATCTTCCATATTTATCAAAGTCTTTACATTGTAAATATACTATAAAAATATTTTCATTTAATATTTGTTTTATATTAGTTCTTGATATAGTAATATCACCATGTACTTTACCTGTTATTAAACGCAATAATTCAAACCGTGCTTGTAATGCAAGTGTTTTATTATCTTGATTTTTACTTTTCATTTCGCAAGTATCAATACCACTAATACGTACATGATATTTATAATACGAATCAAATACTGGTAAAATAACAACTAGACTATCTCCGTCTATAATATCTACCAAACGTCCTGGTAGAAATTTTTCACATAATGTAAATTCTTGTGTATTTATATCGTAATTTTTTAAATTATCTAAATGTAATGATAAACTTTCCATTTATTAATACTACATAAATTAAAGTTTTAACAATCAAAATTAGTAGTTATGTTATTATATTTAAAGTTAATAGTTTATATTGTTTATTATGTCAAATAAGGGTGTGAAAAAAAATTCAGATATAGACATGACTTCTAAGGAGTCTGTTAAAAAGAATTATAAAAGGATATTAGAATTAGCTAATGCAAAAATTTCTGCTTCTATTGAAACTGATGATAAATCAAAAGTTCAAACGTATAGGTTAGAAGCAATTGATATAATTCGTACGTTTGTTGATAAATTAGATTTAAGGGATTATTTGTTACTGGATAGTAATCCAGAAGTGCCTCAAAATATATATTGTGATAGTTATTTTACACTTGGTACATTGTATAAAACTTATGTTGAAACAGAAATGCAAAGTGATATTAATTTACGTAGAAAAAACGAAGCAAATAGAAGTGAAACAGTAAAGCCATTTTCAAAAAATTTAGAACAAATGTTTAGGGAAGCCTTAAATTGTTTTGTAATGATTTTGCGTGTTCGTTTTGAGGATGATATGGCTTTGAAACAAATTACCAGTATATATACTTATATGAGTTTATTTGCAGGTGATTTAAACGTTTGTTTATCTTATATGAACGAGGCTTTATTGTATGTGCCAAATAATCCAACTATTCATTACAATTTAGGATATATACATCAAAGATTAAATAGATTAGATGCAAGTGTAATTCATTACAAGTTATCAATCCATTTAATGGAAAATATAAAACATGATAGTGAAGAATCCAAGGAAGAGTGTAGAAGATTACGTATAAACGATTATAATGGTATATCTGGTATTTTTCGTTCATTAAAACAATGGCCAGAAGCATTACATTATTTATTGAAAGCAGAACGGATAGATGCTTTAGATCCGGATATTCAGAATCAATTAGGTGTGGTTTATACCGAGATGCGCAGAACAGATTTAGCAGAAGTGGCTTATAACAAAGCTATTAAAAATTATAAACGAGCATTTGTGTCAACTGATCATAAGTTCCTATTATCTGAGTTGTATTTAAATTTAGGTCATATGCATTCTTATAATGGTGATAATCATAAATCTGTTGAATGTTATAATAAATCATTACAAACTTGTCCAAGATTTAATTTACCATTTCAGAACAAAATTATGAATTTAAATTACTTATTTGATCAATTAGAAGATAAAATGTATATAACAAATCAGCATCGTTTGGTAAACAAATTATACAAAGGTATTGGTAATAATCCGATATATAAATTTGATAAGGTATTTTACAATACGCAAAAAATAAACATAGGAATTATATCAGGTGATTTTGTGGATCATCCTGTTAGTTTTTTTATAAGTACATTTTTGAAAAGGTTTGATAATACACGTTTTAATGTAACTTGTTATTCGGAATGTCTTATTAATACGGGACTTTACAATGATAATTTAAAATTTACAACAATTAAAAATTTATCAGCTGAACAAGCAGCGGATGTTATATATAATGACAAAGTTCATGTTTTGTTTGATTTAGCTGGTCATACGGCATTTAATAGATTAGATGTTTTTGCATTAAAACCAAGTCCAATTCAAATTACTTATATTGGATATCCATTTACAACTGGTTTAAATGAGATGAATTATCGTATTACAGATAATATATGTGATGGTGATTTGTCAGTATCTCAAAAGTTTTATACTGAACGTTTAATTGCTTTAAAAAATTGTTTTTTGTGTTATGATCCTACGGTAATTAGTAATGGTGGAGAGGGTGATAAATCACTTCACCAGATAAAATTACGTGAACGTGATGGATTTATAAATATAGGATGTTTTAATAGAATCAATAAAATAACAGAAGGAGTAGTAGATTTATTTAACAAAGTTTTATTAGCAATTCCTAGAACACGTTTAATTTTCAAAACAAAGGCGTTGATAAATAAAAAGATTAGGGAAAATTTTATTAGTAGATTTGACAAAAGTGTTAGGGATAGGATTCGTGTTTTAGAATGTACAATAACACACGATGATCATTTGTTAACATATAATGAAGTAGACATTGCAGTTGATACATTTCCGTATTCTGGAACTACGACTACATGTGAAGCTTTATATATGGGTGTACCAGTATTTTCTGTTTATGATGATAAATATTACTTCCATGCTCAAAATGTTTCTTGTAGTATTTTGAAAAACAGTGGATTAGAAGAATATATTATTAAAGGTGGTGATGATTTGATAGAAAGGATACGTAATATTTCAGTGGATGTTTATGATAAACAATATTGGATAGATCTTAAAAACAATACGCGTTCAAAATTTACATCGGGTTTGGTATGTGATAAAATAGAATATATGAAGAATTTCCAAGGATTGATACAGAATTTATTTGAGAATCATAAAAACAACAAATTGTAAAAAACGCATATAGTGTTTATATATTTTATCGTCATAAATAATAAATATAATTAAAAAAAAAAATATATTTATCAATATTATAAATATGTCATTAAAAGAAAAAAAATCAAAAGATCATGCTCATATTTTTGGTTCAGCGTATGTTTACAAAACGGCAAAGAGTGATTGGGTGAGAGTAATCCCTCCAGAAATAGGAGATATTAAATATTCAGTAAGATCAGATAATCATGCAGGTTGGTTAAAATGTGATGGTTCAGCCATTTCAAGATCAACATATAATGATTTATTCGCAGTTATTGATACGGACTTTGGTGTGGGGGATGGTTTAAACACTTTTAACCTACCAGATGCACGAGGACGTGTTTTAGGAGGAGTAGGTACTGGAAGAAATAACAACAATTCTGCCAATCTTACTCCTAGAGCAAGAGGTGCTAAGGTAGGTGATGAAACGCATACTTTAACAACAGCAGAAATGCCACAACATACACATGGAAACAACTCGATTGCTGGAAGTTTAGGTTTGATGACTGCTAATGGAAGCAATACAGCCGGAGGTGATATTGATGTTGATGGTTCTGCACCATATGAACCAAATTTATATACGACCCCAGCTGCGTTAACAATTGATAATGCTGGAGGAGGTGGTGCTCATAATAATATGCAACCAACTTTATTTATTAGTAATGTTTTTATTTTTGCTACGCATCAAACAGATTTAGTTCCTTCTTAAAATAATTATTTACTAAATTTATTTTATATACAATAAATATATAAAACAATGTTTCGTTTATTGTTTTTATTTTTGTTTTTATGTGTTTTATACAAATTGCAAACTACTACGAGAGAATCATTCGTTAATAATTGTGGGTGTGGTAGATGTCCTTTATGTATGATGTTTTCAAGATCAGAATGTCCTACAAGAAATATGTCATATGATATAAGAGGTGAAGAGTATTTTCCATTAAGGACTAATTTTCCATTTGATAATTCTGTTATAGGTCCAAGTAATAGAAGATGTTACCCTAGAAGATTTTGGAGAAATTAAACAGTTTGAGTTGAAGTAGCACTTGGTGTAATAGATGACGTTAGAGTTGAAGTTACTGTGGGTAATAAAGTTGTTGATGTGGGAGTTTCATTTTTAGATTTATTACCTCGTTGTCTGTATTTTTTACTTCGTTTGTTGGTTTCTACTTCTGTATGTAACAAAGTATCTTCAGGTTCACTTCCACTTCTACGTCTTTTAAAAAGACCTACATCAGAAATTACATCATTACTTCCATTTCTGTTACGTGTTTTACGTCGCTTAACTAACCTACCACCTCGATTTCTAGTTCGTTGTTGATGAACTGTATGCAGTGGTTCATTTTCTAATTGTCTTTTAAAAAGACCTACATCAGAAATTATATCATCAATACCAGCTTTATGTTTATGTATACCTAAATCATCTGTACGCTTTGTAAGAACAAATGGACTGAATAAGCTAAATAAAAGTAATAAGTTTTTAATCATTGTTTATAATATATGTTTTATAAAAAAAGTATTCATTTTTTTCTTAGACGTTTATAATAAGATAAAAAAATAGTAGTAGTTAACAATAATATGACTGGGCGTAATTTGGTCTATATTTGCGTGTTTTGTAATCAAAAATTTATAAAATTTGTTGATTTATTTTTAGAATCTGTAAATACATATGGTAATATTGGTAGGGATAGTGATACGGATATTGTTATTTTAACACATCCAGATTTTTCAAGTAGTATAAGTGATGTAATTTCAAAATCGAATGTGCATATTAAAATTTATGAAATGGATTTAAATACAATTATAGAGGCAAAATATTCAAGATTGTTAATTTTTGATACACCTTTTATAAACAAATATCAAAAGATTTTATACTTGGATACAGATATTCTTGTTGTAAATAGTTTATCTAAAATTTTTAGTAATGATTTAGATGAAAAATTATATGTAGTTAGGGAATGTGATATTGGATCTTCATATTTTGGAGGAAATTTATTTGATTTTACAAAAATAGATCCTAAAACACCAGCTTTTAATAGTGGTGTATTATTATTCAAAAATTGTCAAGTTATAAAGGATTTGTTTAAAACTATATTAGATGATATTATAGATTATTATATAATTGGTAAACGAACAGCTGGGTGTATAGACCAGCCTTTTTTTAATTATCATACAATAACAAAATCTTTACAAGAAATGAATTTGTTAAAGGGTCTTTCAATAAATAACCCACAATCATATAAGGATCATGTTAATTTGGTAATTTGTCATTTTGCTGGAAATTATGCAAATTTTGAACAAAAATACAATACAATAAAAATATTTCTTGAAAATTTTAAAACACAGTTTAAAAATTAAGTTAATAATTGTACATTGTGTTTGTTTCTTGCATTATTATTATTATTAAAATTTAATGGACGAGTCAAACGTTAAAGATTTGAAGGAACTGATAGGAACAACTGTTAATAAATATACAATAACTAGATATATAAGTTCAGGATCTTTTGGTAACGTATTTGAGGCAGTTCACAAACCAACAGGTGATATAGTTGCTTTAAAAATTCCAATAAAAACTAAGGAAAGAGATGGATTACCGGCATTAATGGATGAAGCTAGAGTATACAAACATATATCAAATCCGGAGCGTGGTATAGCAAATATGAAAATTGTCAAGAGCAAAGATACAAAAATAATAGTTATGGATTTATTAGGTGAAAGTTTAGAATCACTTTTGGGTAAAAGTAAACGTTTTGGTATGAAAACAATAATCTTATTAGCAATGTCAATGATTGATATTATAAAGCACGTCCATAGTTGTGGTTATATACATAGAGATATTAAACCAGATAATTTTGCAATAGGTTACACAGAATCTCAAAAATTATATTGTATAGATTTTGGCTTGTCTAAAAAATATCTAAAAAGAAATGGAAATCATATAGATTTTTCTGATAAAAAACGTTTTTGTGGAACTGCTAGATATGCTAGTATAGCTGCACATATGAATCAAGAACAATCTAGAAAGGATGATTTAGAATCTATAGCATATATATTAATATACATGTATAAAGGAAAATTACCTTGGCAAGGTATAAAACATAAGGAAAAAAAGGAACGTTATAAGCTTATTGGTGAAAAAAAAACAAAAGTAACACCAGAAGTGTTATGTAAAGATATGCCAAAAGAATTTGTGATATTTTTGAAATATGTAAGAAACCTAGATTTTGACGAAAAACCTCATTATTCTGCTTTGAAAAAAATGTTTTTTAATTTATATAGATCTAGAAGTTACAAGAATGACAAGTTAGAATGGGAAAAATAAAGCAAATTTTAACAGTTTTTGACAAATAACGATATAAATTCCAAGTTAGTAAAATGAAACAACTTTTAAAAACAATAGAAACTTTTATTGGAGTAAAATCAATAAAAAGAACAAATAATAGTAAAAGAAATGGATATTCGTTTTTTTACAGGTATCAAGTTTATTAATAAAGATATTTAAGTATTTTAAGGCAGTTTAAAATAACATTTAAAAAACGAATTACAGGAAAAAAAAATATTTACTTATATTATAAAAACAATGATTGAAAACTTTATCTCAAATTTGTTGGGTGGTGCCAAGAAGTCAAGATCTCATAAAAAGAGATCTCACAAGCGAAGATCGCCAAAAAAATCTACTCCTAAAGAATCACCAAAATCACTTCCTTTGGGTACTAAACGAAGAGGACGTAATGGAAAAATGTACCAAGTTAACTTTAAGGGTAAGAAACTTGTTTGGGAACGATGTGTAAAAGGACGTTGTTCAGGTCAAGGAAAAGTTCAACAAGGACCTTCGCCTCAAGCAGGAGGAGCTAAGAAGAAACGTTCAACCAAACGTAAATCTAAGAAATCAAAGAAGCGTTCAACCAAACGTAAATCTAAGAAATCAAAGAAGCGATCTACCAAACGTAAATCTAAGAAATCAAAGAAACGTTCAACCAAACGTAAATCTAAGAAATCAAAGAAACGTTCAACCAAACGTAAGTCTAAGAAATCAAAGAAGCGATCTACCAAGAGAAAATCTAAGAAATCAAAGAAGCGATCTACCAAGAGAAAGTCTAAGAAATCAAAGAAACGATCTACCAAGAGAAAGTCTAAGAAATCAAAGAAACGATCTACCAAGAGAAAGTCTAAGAAATCAAAGAAACGTTCAACCAAACGTAAGTCTAAGAAATCAAAGGCTAGTTCCACTAAGTCATCTAAATCTTCAAAATCCAAGAAGGCCAAGTCTCCTAAACGTAAATCCAAGAAGTCAAAGTCTCCTAAGCGTAAATCCAAGAAGTCAAAGTCTCCTAAGCGTAAATCCAAGAAGTCAAAGTCTCCTAAGCGTAAATCCAAGAAGTCAAAGTCTCCTAAGCGTAAATCCAAGAAGTCAAAGTCTCCTAAGCGTAAATCCAAGAAGTCAAAGTCTCCTAAGCGTAAATCCAAGAAGTCAAAGTCTCCTAAACGTAAATCCAAGAAGTCAAAGTCTCCTAAGCGTAAATCCAAGAAGTCAAAGTCTCCTAAGCGTAAATCCAAGAAGTCAAAATCTCCTAAGAGAAAATCTTCTAAAAAATATTAAACAAAGTGATTAACTAATTTTATTATTTGTTAAATTTAATAAAATCAATATATTTTTAGGTAACTGTATCGATCTCGTCTTATTTTAAAGATAATAAACTATTATATATTTAATAGATGAAAGTATTTGCAAAAAAAAGTACTGCTTTAAAATATTTAAAACATGGTGATATTCTTTGTAACACTGATATTAAAAAATTTTTTATATTAAAAAGTTACAGTTTATTCCAAAAATTAATACAAGAGGAATTCAATGAGAAATATGCTCCAAGTTATTATGAATTTATACCAGAAACTGCGTTGGTAAAATATTTTATGGATATAGAAATATATAAAGATAAAAATCCAAAAGAATGGATAAATCACACGGATATAGTTTGTTCTATATGTGATAAACTAAAGGATATATTTAGGGATTTGTATAACATAGATACCGTAAAGACGGTGGTTTTAGAATCTCATAATGTTATAAAACGTTCATATCATATCATTGTTGTTTTAAAATGTGGTGATAATGTTGTGTTTTTTAAAAACGTAAAGGGGTTTAAGAAATTTACTGATCATTTTTTTGCAGATTTTACGATTAATAAAATAGTGGATTTGTCTGTTTATAGGGAGGGATTATTTAGAACATATTTAAGTAGTAAGAGTGGGGAATATAGGCCACTTATTAAATCAGAATTTAGCGATGATTTTGATTTTTTGGATACATTTGTTTGCAATAGTGATATTGATCTTGATTTAGATAAATATATTATTATCGATACTAGTTCTGAAAAATTTAAAGGACCAATTGCGCATATTCTAGAAAAACAATATTATTATGATACAGAATTACAAGAAGACTATTGTGATACGGAATTACAAGACAAAAACAATGATTATAAAGCAGTTACAGATATAGATACAGTTAATTCTCTTTATTTACCAATTCAAAAAGAATTAAATAGTAATGACTGTGATATAATACGTCATTTTGTTAGAAAAAATTATAAATATAGAACGAAGGATATAAGAGAAATTTTAATAGATCATACATTGAACTGTATTGTGGTTGCATTAAATGATGAATTTTGTCATAATATAGATAGAGAGCATAAATCAAATCATCAATATATAGTAATAGATACATATAGTTCAAAGCAAAAATGTCACGATATGGATTGTAAGGAATTCAAACACAATGAAATAAAGATAAATTCATTTCCAAAGGAACTTAATGAAATTATATTGAAATGTTTACGTGTTAATAAGGTGGAACAAGAGTTAATTCAAAAAGCTATAAAGGAATGTAAAGATTACATTACAGAGAATTTTGATACAACGATAGAAGAAATAAAGTTTGATAAAACAGAAATGGTATTTAGGGGTGATGTTAGTCAAAATTCATTGATGAAAATGAGTGGAAAATGTCCTGAATGTCACGTTGAACATCAAGTTAGTGATAATGGGTATTGTTTAAAGTGTAAAGTATGTAAAAGTATATTTCCAAAAAATACTCTTATTCCAATAGCTGATAAATATAAGCATTTGAACAATTTTTTTTTAAACTATAATCAATTAGTTAATACTGGTACGGTTAATATAAATATTCAAAATAATTATTATAATGGTGAGGAAGAGTTTAGTTGTGATGTACAATTAGACAATTCTATTTTTAAAAATAAAGAATTGACGAAATTGTATAATCAAGTGTTGGATGGTCATAAGGTTATAAAATTAAGTGAGTTACTTCACAAAATAGAGATAGATTTTAAATATACAAATGGAATGTGGTATTATTTTAATGGGTCAATATGGCGTTCGGATAGAGAATCATTAGAATTACGTAAGCGTATTGTAAAGTTGTCTAATAATTTTAATACTATTCGTTCACATTATGAAAAACAAGGTGGTGATACTAGTAATAATCTTGTAAAAAATATTAAAAGTTTAACAAACAAGATATATAAGCCAGGTTTTGAAGAAGAAATTATAAAAGGTGCAAAGATGTATTATAATGATGAAACGTTTATTACAAATTTGAATAGTAAAAAGCATTTAGTACCTTTTTCAAATGGAGTTTTTGATTTATTAGAATGTAAATTTCGTAAAACTAGAAAGGAAGATTATATAAATTTAACTGTAAATTATGATTTTGATGAAACAAGTAATAATAAAGAAGTATATACGTTTTTGGAACAAGTTTTACCGAATCTTGGTGTAAGAGATTATGTTTTAAAAAAAATGAGTGAATGTTTAAATGGTGATATACCTAATACTCATTTTTTAATGTTTATAGGAGATTCTGGTGCAAATGGTAAAAGTCAATTACTCAACTTAATGAAATTAGCTATGGGTGATTTTGGTGAAAAGGTGGAGGTTACATTATTGACACGTAAGCGTAATAATGCAAATGAGGCAAATACTGAAAAAATCAAATTAATGTATAAACGTTTTGCTTTTCTTAGTGAACCTGAGGATGGAGAAAAGATAAACATTGGTTTATTAAAAGAATTAACTGGTAGTGAAGAAGTTGTTGCAAGAGGATTGTATCAAGAGGCTGTTAGTTTTGTAATGGAGGCCAAGTTATTTTTAGCTTGTAATGAATTGCCTGAAATTAAAGGAGAAGATACGGCATTATGGAGACGTATTCGAGTAATTGATTTTCCATCAAGATTTGTTGATGATCCCAAAGAATCAAATGAATATAAAATAGATAGAACCCTTCCTTCAAGAATGCGAGAAGACACTACGTGGAGACAAACATTTATAAAGATATTATTAGACTATTACTTCAGAGATGTCAAAGAGCCAGTTGAAGTACAAGTCAAAACTAATGAATATCGTCAAGAAAACAATGATTTTTATAATTGGTTGGAAGAAAATATTGAGTATAAAGAAAATAGTCTTTTGCAAACAAAAGACGTTTGTATGTTATATTTGGGTAAAACAAAGGTATTTACTAAGGAATTAAGTAAATATAAAAAGGAAATTGAGAAATGGATAAAAGAAAGATTTAAAGACAAACGTGTACAATGGGAATATTCTACAGTTAGAATAGGTGATAAAAGTTACAAGGGATGGAAAGATTTCAGAATCCGTGACGAGTAAATAAAAAAATTATCATTTTAATTTTTTATATGATAATTTAAACGATGTTACCTGTGTTACCTCTACGTTACCTCTATGTTACCTGTATTATGGTCTTGTTACCTGTGTTACCTGTAATTTCAACCTTTTTCTATAGATTTTATTTATTACTAAATTTTCTCAAAAACTTTCCAAAAATAGAGGTAACACAGGTAACAAGACCATAATACAGGTAACATAGAGGTAACGTAGAGGTAACACAGGTAACATTAAAAAATGAAACCATAAAATAAGTAAAAAAGTAAAATAAAAATACCTAAAAAAATATCATTTTTTAAAAACGTATAAAAAAGACTAAAATGAAACCATAAAATGCATATCTCAAAAAACGTGTTTTTCAATCGTAAAATTTTTGACAGTTTTTTGAGAAATTTTTGAAAGTTTTTTGATAATTTTGACATTTTGACAATTTTTTTGACAAATTTTTGCCAGTTTTTGATAATTTTGACGTTTTGACAATTTTTTTGACAAATTTTTGTCAGTTTTTGACGTTTTGACAATTTTTTAACAAATTTTTTGACAAATTTTTGTCAGTTTTTGACGTTTTGACAATTTTTTAACAAATTTTTGCAAGTTTTTGACTTTTTGACAATTTTTTTAACAAAATTTTTGCCAGTTTTTGATAATTTTGACGTTTTGACAAATTTTTGAAAGTTGTTAATTTTGACTTTTTAAAAAAATTATTTTATTCTATTATTATAATAATAGATGGGTGCTGGTTCTAATGCAGCTTCCAAAAGTGATTTGACAAGTTTAAAAAACACAGTTGCTTCCTTGCAAACAAAAGTAAAGAGTTTGGAAACAACATCTATTGATGACAAAGCAATAAAAGATCTTGTTAAAAACATTGATTATCAAAAGTTGAGAAATGAATTAAGAATGGATGAGTTATCAACAGAAGTGTTAAAAAATCCAGGTGCAATAGCAGATTCAGTAGCACAATCATTTACCAAAGATGCTGGTAAAATAGCACCTATAGCAACAGCATTAGCTGATAATCAAACTTTTGCAAAAACATTGGCTGAGACACTTACAGATGCAAGTGGTAAGTACAGACTTGCTTTACAAGGTCTCAAGGGAGAAACAGGTAATTTAGCATCGAGTTCATCAACAGTAAAAACGGCATTGTACGATACAAAGTATACATTGTGGTGTGCAGATGGGGGTGTATGTAAAATGCCACAAGATGTAAATATTTTAGAGACACCAAATATAAAAGTACAAAAAATACAAATAGGTGATTGGTTTTTACAACAACATTCTGACAGTGGTAATTTACATTTTCATAGAGGTGATGTAAATGATTGGTATTTAAGTGTAGACAAAAACAAAACATTTCATGTTAGAGATCCTCAGATTAATGGAAAAAATATAGTTAAATTAGCTGATGATTTTTATTGGACACTTGATAATAATATGGTACGTGTTGATAAAATGTACCAAATTAAATCTGGTAAGAAGGGATGTCTTGATAGTGGTAGTGGTGATAGAGATTGTAATTGGGGGAATGCATATAAGAGATTTCAATTTGAAAATACTCCATATGCGGCTAATTCATGGGGCTAATACATGGGGACAAAGATAAATAATTTGGGTAGAAATTTTTGACATTTTGAAAAAATTAATTTTATTAGGTTAATATTAATATGGGTGCAAGTGGAAACGCAGCTTCTAAAAGTGATTTGACAAGTTTAAAAAACACAGTTAGTTCCTTGCAAAAAAAAGTAACGGCTTTAGAAACTACAACTGTAGATGACAAAGCAATACAGGGTATTGTTAAAAACATTGATTACTTAAAATTAAAGGACAACATAAGAATGGATGATTTATCAACGGAAATATTAAAAAATCCAGGTGCAATAGCAGATTCGGTAGCACAATCATTTACCAAAGATACTGGTAAAATGGAGACGATTTCAAAAGGTTTGGCAGACAATGAAAAGTTTGCAAAAACTCTTGCAGACACACTTACAGATACAAGTGGAAAGTACAGAAGTGGTTT